TCTCGCCGCCAGAGGGCGTGCAGAGCGCCGCAGCGCGTGGTCTCAAGCTCCGCGAGAAGTGGGGCCGCGGTGGGCTGTCAAATGCACAGGCTTCGGAACAGGGCATCGGCTCCGGCGTGCAGCGTGCCGTGAACCTCAAGAACGGCGACGCGATCTCGCTGCAGACCGTGAAACGGATGCACGCATTCTTCTCGCGGCACGCGAAGAACTACCGCCCTGACGAGAAGGAGTCTGACGGCGGGCCAACTGCCGGAACGATTGCGTGGCTCCTGTGGGGTGGCAACGCGGGACGGGACTGGGCGCAGGGCATCGTCAACCGCGTCGAGAAGGCGTCGCCAGATGCTGGAGATGTCCATGTACCGTCGCCCGAGATGAAGAAGCCCGGGCGCAAGACCGGTTATGCGCTGGCAACGTCGCGGAAGCGGGACGGCAGCAAGAACATGAAGGACTGCTGACGTGGAGACCCGCGAAGCATCCGAAGCCCGTGCAGCGCTCGACGCGTTGCGGTCCGCAATCAAGGCGGCGGTTGAGGAGTCCCTGCAGAAGGGCTTCTGGAACCGCTGGCCCGCGGGGTCACCCAACGCCACCGGCGGGCAGTTTGCCCCCAAGGGCGCAACGGGAGGCGGCAGCGCGGGCGGTGGCGGCTTCAAGAGCTACCTTGGCGGGGTGTTTGGGGGTGGCTATGGCAGCGGCTCCTACGCCCCGCCAAAGCCCAAGGGACCGCCCCCGGGAGCGAAGCCGCACCCGAAGGTCAACGACAAGGGCCAGCCGGTAACGATCAACTATCCGAGCAAGGCGACCCACAGCAGTACGTGGACTGACGGCACGAAGACGGCGGTGTTTACTCCGGGCAGCGACGCGCCCGACGCGCTAAACGGCGTTGGAATGAAGACGTGGAACCCGCCCAAGGATGGCTGGGCCAAGGTCACCGGCACGAACGAGAAGCTCGACGCCGACCTGCCGTTCGAAGCAAACCCGAAGAAGTCGGTGGGCGCTGGCGTGCTGATCGTCGAGGACGACGGGCGCGTGTGGCTCACACGGCCCACAAACAGCTATGGGGGCTACCAGAACACCTACCCGAAGGGGACCGTCGAGGACGGCCTCACGATGCAGCAGAACGCGATTAAGGAGGCGTACGAAGAGACCGGCCTCAAGGTCAAGATCGTTGGCATTCTTGGAGACTACGAGCGCGACACCTCCAAGGCGCGGTTCTACCTTGCCCGCCGCACGACCGGTACGCCCAAGAACATGGGCTGGGAGTCACAGGCTATCAATCTGGCGACACTCAAGGACGCCAAGAAGCTCCTCAACCGCACGCACGACAAGCAGATACTCGACGACCTTGAGGACTTGCTGTCGTTCGGCCCGCTGAAGAAGGCGAAGGGACCGGTCGCGGGCGCGTGGACGATGCAGCCCCGTTGGCCCTCCGGCTCGGCGCTCGGCGGGCAATGGAAGGCGATGGGCGCGGACGGCGTGACCCTGCCCCCGAAGCTCGCCGGTGGATTGGACGGCAAGAACCCCGTCTACCAGAAGAAAATCAACGCGATTCACGGCGCAGCGCAGGCTGGCAACCTCGCCTCGCTCGACAACTTCATCGCCCAGCACAAGGACGCGGATACCAAGTACGCGTCGGGCATGAAGGGATCGTCGCACCTGAAGTGGGGCGCGAGCGTCTATCAGTACGCGGTGCAGGTGCGCGGCGACGTCACGCACAAGACCAAGGCCAGCGCGTCGGCAGATGCTATCCGTGGCCCCAAGACGCTCCAGAGCTACGGTCCGCAGTTTGCGCCAAAGCCGGGAGGCTCAAACCCGGGGGCAATCTACGAGGACGGCGACGCCAAGTGGCTGGTCAAAGGCAACGCCCAGAAGGTTGGTGGCAACGTGTCCGAGGGTGTGAGCGACAACCGCGCTCGCAACGAGGTGCTCGCGGCGAAGCTAATGCAGGCCGCCGGTGCCGGTGCGCCCGATATGCGGCTCGTCGACTTGCAGGGCAAGTTCGGCGGCGGGCTGGGAGTCGCCAGCAAGATGATGGACGGCGTCGCGTTCAACCCCAAGAACCCCGCACACGTCGCCGCAGCGCAAGCCACCTTTGCGACGCACGCGTGGCTGGCGAACTACGACGTGCTGGGGATGGGCTACGACAACACGATCATCACCGCAGACGGCAAGGCGGTGTGTATCGACCCGGGCGGTGCCCTACTCTTCCGCGCCCAAGGGCTGCCGAAGGGCGAGGCGCACGGCGTGAAGAACGGCGTGCTGGATACGTCGGCCCCGGAATTGACCTCGATGCGTCAAACGACCAAAGAGCAGTCCACGGTCTTTGGTTCTATGACGCAGGCGCAGCTGCAGGCGAGCGCCCAGCAGCTAGCCACCGTGTCGGATGAGACGATCAAGAAGCTCGTCGACACCTATGGACCTCCGGGTCCAAACGAGAAGAACACGCTGGCCGTGAATCTCATTGCACGGCGTGACGCGGTCCTCGCCCAGATCGGTGGGGCGCAGGCGCTCAAGGCTGCCGAGACCGACGACCCGTTGTCCTCGGGCGTGATGGCAGCTGCGGCGGCGCAAGCGATGACCATGGACCCGTACACCGCGTACAAAGCCGCTGCCGACATGGTGGCGCAGGCCGAGAAGTCGGCTGCCGAGTTGCTCGCGGACGGCGGGCTTACGTCGAAAGATTTCAAGCTGGCGATGCTGGGCGAGCTTCCCAAGATGGCGACCACCGCGCAGCAGGTCATCGTTGCGAAGATCAACAACCTCACCAATGCAGGCGACCAAACTGGGCTGGCGAACTACGCGTTGGAGCTGCAGGCGACGCTTAAGGGCGTCAGCGGCTTTGACGCGCAGGCCAAGAACTACGCACAGCTGGGTCTGGTCGCAGCAACGATGGCAAAGATGGAGGCGGCTCAAGGGATGACCCCGCCGTCGGACATCCCGCCTCCACCGCGCTTCAATACCGGCACCAAGTACGCCGACCAGTACTACAACAGCATGGTCGCCAAGTTCGCCGAGCAACACGCGGCAGGCGATCTCGCAGCGCTGGCGTCATTTAGCGGTATCACCACCGGCAAGCTTTACCCGGACGGTGCGCCTTGGAAGACCGGAACCGCCAACGGTATTAAGGCGGCGACGTACCATGCGGCGCTCGTCAAAGACCTGCAGGCCAAGCAGGGAGCGCAGGTGACCGCTGCCGCCGCGCAGGCCGACAAGGCTATTGCTACGCCGGTGCCGCCACCGAAAGACACCAAGCCGCTGCCCGCCATGCCCGACTTCGACAAGGCGCTGCTGCCGCTTACCAACAGCAACGCCGCGTCGCATAACAGCAAGGTCGGCGTCATCAAGACGCTTGCCGAGAAAGGCGACGTCAAGGGACTACTGTCCCTCGGCTACTCGACCAACACCTACGGAAACAAGCAGGCGTTGTTGGCAAACAACGCTCTGAAGTCTCTGGGGTCTACCCACTACGTCGTCACAGGTCAAAAGGGAGGCCAGCATCCCGCGCTCAACGGCGGCGTGTCTCCGCAGCAAGCCGCCGCTGCCGCAAAGACGGTCGGGCAGCAGCCTCCCCCGCCCCACCCCGTAGCGACGACTGCCAAGGCAGGCAAGGTCAACCTCTCCAAGCTCGACATGAGTAAGGCAATCGCTCCGGCGACGCCGAGCTTTAAGGCGTCGTCCAAGGCGTGGGTTAACGAGCAGAACAACAAGCTCGCCCAGCAGATACAGCAAATTTTCCAGAGCGGAGACTACGTCGCGCTCCGGAACATGACGTACGAGTCGCTCGACAAGGAAACGGGGAACATCCTCGGCTCCAAGCCGCTGTCAGAGCATCCGGCGAAGGAACTGAACTCCTTCTACGAGGGCTGCTTGTCGGTGATGAACGACGTGGCGAACCCGCCCGCGCCGCTCAAACAGTTCTCGGTCGGTCACGCCACGAGCGTGTCGCAGGTCAGCGCAGCGTTTCCGTCAAAGAAATATGGCACGACCATTGCCAAGGTCGCTGCGAACGAGAAGATCGGGTTCTGGATCGGCCTCGGAAAGATCGACAACCCGGACGCTCTGATGCCGAAAAAGACGATGGACGTTACGAGTGCGGACATTTCCAAGGCGTCTGCCGACTACGTCAAGATGTCCAACGGCGCTAAAGCGTTCGTGAAAATGGTGCAGTCCGGTGGCGTGATCAACGCGTATCGCCAAGGAAAGAAGACGTATCAAGGCAACGACCTCAAGCAGGTGGCGAGCGAGGCGCTCAAGTACGCGCAGGAGAAGCCAGAGGGAACGACCGTCTACCGCTGGCAGAACATGACGCAGGACATGATCAATAAGCTCGTGCAGTCCGGCCCGGGCACCGTCATGCAGTGCAGCGGCCCAATGCCGACCTCCTATGCGCCAAATGCGACAAGCCACTTCGGGCAGCACCGCGTTGAGATTGTCTACGCCAAGGGAGCCAAGGCCATTGACTCGCACGGGTCCGGTGGCTATTCAGGGGAGAAGGAAATCAGCATTCTCCCGAACACCCGCTTTATCTTGCAGAGCATCAAGAAGAACGGTAACCGGTACGACCTCCGGATACTGATGCTTCCTCCGGACTGGACCTAACTCCAGACGGTCCCCAGTAAGTGGTATAACACGCCTATGACAAACCGCACCGAAATAGAAGGCTCCGAAGAACGCGCAAAAGAGCGTGGTGCAAACCTGTTCGACGCCATGGACGCAGAGGCCGAGTACCTTAACAGCGCCGCCACGGTCGAGCGGTTGCTTCGGCAGTTCGTGTACGAAGTCCTCGACGTGCGGAAGGCGTACAACGAGGACCGGCTGCAGGGCGACGAGGCCGCTGGTAGGGTGGTTGCGCTAGCGCATGAGTACGCCGATATTTTTATGGGACGGAACGCAGAGTACGCCGTGACCGCGTGGAACAGCCCAGAGCAGCTGGGTGTCCATTTGCAGACAGCGATCACGGAAGACTCGACAGCGGAGGATGCGTGCCAGAAGTTTTTTCAGCGATTGGCAGGCGACTTCGTTGATAGCGTTGTGATTCCGGCAGAAAGCGATATCATTGACGATGAGCAGGGACAGTTCCGCACAGACGTTCTGCTTGAAGACGCCACCTATGTGCTGCTGGGCATTCCTAGCGAATCGCCCGAAGAATAAGAAAGCAGATATCACTCCGTTGATACCGTAGTCGGTCGCGTCCGTCTTTTTCTCATCCTGACGCTTCCACGCGCCCAAAAGGCGTGTTACGGGTATCACTACACCTGCAAGCAACACAGCGTAATCACGCTGATGACACCGCGAGGGCTTGATGGAAATAGGCGTCTCATTCAACTTTGAAAAGGCTGACTCAACCGGACGGTTTGTCCGGGGCTGGGCGAGTGTGGCCGTCGAGGATGGGAAGCCTATTACCGATCACCAAGGGGACGTCGTCAGCATTGATGAACTCCGCAAGGCCGCGCACAAGTTTATCTGCGACCACCGTGTTGCCAAAGCCATGCACTCTGGCAACGCCGTGGGTGAGGTCGTGGAGTCCGTGATCATTGATGACGCGTTTGCGAAAGCTGTCGGTGCTTCCGACGGCAAGCGCGGGTGGTGGATCGGCATGGAGATTCACGATAGTGACATTCAGGACAAGGTCCGCAAGGGCGTCCTCCGGGCATTCAGCATCGGTGGACGTGGTCGCCGTATTCCCGTGGAGAAGAAGTAATGGCCCAGCAACTCACCGACATGAGCATTGACGAGATCAGCCTCGTAGACGACCCCGCCAACGAACAGGCGAGGGTGTTGATCGTCAAAGCCAAGAGCGGCAAGAAGGCCGCCACCAAAATGTACGACGTCAAGGATACGGAAGAGGACGAGTCTACGGACGCGGACGGCATGGAAGATGAGGACGAAAAAACCAAGCGCCTCATGGCCCGTGTGAAGAAAGCAATCGAAGGTATCGCGCCGCGTGTGGCGCAGACGCTGGCAGGGAGTCCCTCTGCCGATAACGACGCAGCCAACACGGCTGCCGCTTCACTCAAGGAGTATGTAATGGACATTGAAACGCTGTCCAAGTCACTTGAGGAGGCTGAGGCGAAGTTGGCTGCCCTTGCAAAGCGTGCCGACGATGCTGAAGCCGCCCTCAAAGATGCTGGCGAAGTGATCAAGGCGAAGGACGCCGAGATCGAGACGCTGACGAAGAGCGCCGAACCCGTGGCTCCCGCCGCGGAAGAGGACGTTCTCAAGAGCCTGCCGGAGTCGATCCGCAAGCGCCTTGAGGAGTCGGAAGCGGTGGCAAAGGCTGCACAGGCCGAGATCACCAAGATGCGCGACGAAAGCGAGCGTGCCGAGGCGATTGCCAAGGCGAAAGAACTGAAGGTTGGCGACCCGGACGTCGTTGGGCCGCTTCTCCTTCGCGTTGCCAAGGGAATGTCGACGATTGAAGACGCCGCTGCGCTGACCGCCCTGCTCAAGGGCGCTGGCGAGGTGGCCGACCAGTCGGCGCTGTTCAAGTCGGTGGGAAGCGATGCCGCGGTCGATGGCGAGCCGGAAGAGCTTCTCAAGGCCAAGGCAGCAGAGATTCAGAAGGTCAACACCGGCATGACCTTTGAGCAGGCGTACGTCAAGGCGATGGAAGAGAACCCCTCTCTGTACAACGCCTACGTTTCCAAGTCCAAGCGCCGGGCAGCGTAAGCAACCCTTTTCTTCGTAGGAGTTATATCCATGGCTTTCGACAATTTTGTCCAGTCGGTCTCGCTGCCTGCCGCTGCTGATCTTTCTGCCGCGCAGTTCAAGCTCCTGACCGTTAACAGCAGCGGTAACGCCGCTCTCGCTGGTGCCACCTCGCTGGTGGTCGGTGTCCTCCAGAACAAGCCCGATGCGGCTGGCAAGGCGGCGACCGTCGCTTACGCCGGTGTCAGCAAGGTGGTGGCTGGTGGTTCGATCACTGCCGGTGCGCGTGTGACCGCTGATGCCAACGGCGCTGCCGTTGCGGCGGCTTCTGCGGGTGATGCGGTTCTCGGAGTGGCGCTTGCAACCGCCTCCTCCGGCGACCTGATCCCTGTCCTCATCAACCCGTATCCGTTCGCGGCCCTCGCGTAACGTCTTTCGAATAGGAGCTACACAATGAATCCGACCCCGGGTGACGTGCATGTCAACCAGCCGCTGACGAACATCAGCATCGCGTTCCTCCAGAACGCGTCCAACTTCGTGGCTACGCGGGTGTTTCCGAACATCCCGGTTG